GTATCTCTCCGTGATACGACCACATCAGACGTGGTATCCGGCAACTTCGCCCAGAAGCCATGACAAACGCGCCTAAACGGGCTGTAAAGCCCAAGAAACTAATCGGGGCTACTTCGCCTCGGCTGTTCTCGCCCTGGCTTAAAGGGACTTCTAGGAGCGCCGAGATTGAAGAGCTAGCAGAGAAGATTGGGATGCCGCTGATGCCGTGGCAAAAGCTCATTCTTAAAGACATGATGATGGTGGCGAAAGACAAAACTTTCGTGCGCCGGACAAACCTGCTTATTTTGCCTCGTCAGAACGGAAAGACGCACTTGGCCTCGATGCGGATTATCTGGGGTTTAATAAACGGCGAACGGATCATCGCAGCTTCATCTAATCGAGCGATGGCTCTGGATACTTTTCGCAACATCACTTACATCATCGAAAGCCATGATTTTCTCGCTGCTCAGCTGGCACATAAACCTCGCATGGCTAATGGATCCGAGATGATTGCTTTCAAAGGCGGTGGTCGATATGAGATTGTGGCGGCTACCCGAGATGGTGGTCGTGGACGTACCTGTGACTTTCTATTTCTCGATGAACTTCGTGAATGGGACGAACAGGGATTCAAGGCGGTCACTCCCCTAACTCGCGCTACTGCTGGACAATCGCTCTTCGTGAGTAACGCTGGCGATGCCTTCTCCGTTGTACTCAACTCGCTCCGGGAACGTGCGCTTTCTTATCCACCCAAGACCTTTGGCTTCTATGAGTACTCAGCTAGTAATCCTTTCGTCGATATATGGGACAGGAAAGAATGGGTCAGATCTAATCCTGCGCTGGGTTATACCATCACCGAAGAAACTCTGGAAGAAGCGGTCAGCACATCATCCATCGAAACGACCAAGACCGAAATGCTCTCGATTTGGATTGACTCCCTTCAATCGCCGTGGCCTCACGGAATCTTGGAAGATACATCCGATGCCAGCGTTCATATTTCACCGGATTCGGGAACTATCTTTGCTTTCGACGTTGCACCTTCCAAGAGATTCGCTTCGCTGGTCGGCGGTCAAATTCTTCCCGATGGTCGGATTGCCGTCGGCATCTTGCAGAAATGGTCGAGCCAAGTGGCAGTCGATGATCTCAAGATTGCCGTTGAGATTAAGGAATGGGCAGACAAGTATCGACCTCGGATGATTTGCTATGACAAGTACGCCACTCAAACCATCGCAAACCGACTGGCAAATTCAGGATGCGCCATGACCGATATTTCCGGACAGGCGTTCTATCAGGCGTGTGGCGATTTGCTGGACGGATTGACTAACCATCGCGTCTGCCATGCTGGTCAGGAAGATTGGATTCAGCAAATGAACAATGTGGCGGCCAAGACCAATGATTCGGCGTGGAGAATCGTCAAACGCAAATCTGCTGGCGATATTTCAGCTGCTATTGGAACCGCTATGGTCGTCCATCAGCTGATGAAGCCACAATCGACTCCCACAATTATTTCGGTTTAGAGCATCGCCTTCGGAGCCTTCTTGCGAAGGGTTTCGGTGACCTCTCCCGTGAAATCGTCCATGACGGCTTCCATAAAGTAAGTTTGGCCATCCTTGACTAACTTCCATGCCGTATCGGTTCGGGTCGTGTAGTACAGAAAAGTCCAGCCCTTATTCTCCAACATCTCGGCATATTGGGCGGCTTTATCGAGTCGATCCATGAATTCCATAGCTTCTAGCATCCTCTAAATTGCGACACGACACAAGCCCTTTTCTCGGAAATGTGCTTGACAATCCTGAAAAATTCTACTCATGGCACTTTTGGACATATTGGGTTTCCGCACAAAAGGCGATGGCGCATCCCGTAAATCCGAAGTCAAAGCACAACTCGCTCCAGCTGTTATGGATGCACCTTATGGCAATTATTGGTCAGGAAATTCTTACGGCGGTTACAACAATTACGCCAATGCAATCTTGCGTCAAGATGCGATTGCAGTACCGTCAATTGCGCGTTGTCGCAATTTAATTTGTGGAACTATTGCAACGATTCCTCTCGAAACATATAACAAGAAGACGGGAGAAGAAGTTGAATCTCTCGTATGGGTTGACCAACCGGATAAGCGTCAACCCCGTGCCGTTACAATTTCGTGGACGGTTGATTCTTTGTTTATGTATGGCGTTGCATATTGGATGGTCACCGAACTTTATCAAGATGACAATCGTCCAGCACGTTATGAATGGGTGCAGAACGATCGTGTAACTGTCAAATATAATTCTACTAATACCGAAGTCGAGTATTATATGATTTCTGGTACTAAAGTGCCAATGAGTGGCGTTGGATCACTTGTTACATTCCAAGCACTCGACCAAGGTCTTCTGCTTCGTAATCAATCCACTATTCGCGCAGCTCTTGATATTGAACGCGCTGCTGCTGTTGCTGCACAAACTCCGATGCCTTCTGGGTTCATTAAGAACTCCGGAGCAGATTTACCAGATAACCAAGTGCAGGGAATTCTCAACGGTTGGAAATTAGCGCGACAAAATCGTTCTACTGCGTACCTTACCAGCACACTTGATTACACACCCACATCTTTTAACCCTAAAGACATGATGTATAACGAGAGTAAGCAATACTTTGCAACTGAACTGGCTCGCGCGTGCAACATTCCTGCATACATGATTGATGCGGAAACTTTCCGTGGCATGACATATCAAAACATTCTTGATGGCCGTAAAGAATTTATGGCTTACTCACTTGCTCCATTTATTACTGCTATCGAAGACCGCCTATCTATGGATGATTTAACTCCACGTGGCACAGTCGTTCGATTTGCTGTTGATGAAACATTCTTGCGTGCAGATCCAATTGCGCGACTACAAGTAACAGAAAAACTTCTTGAGCTAGGACTCATCACAGTCCCACAAGCGATGGAAATGGAAGACCTCACACCGGAAGGAAACATGGAGCCTAATGAAACTGACGTTTAGTAGTCCTATTGAAGCTGCTGACTCCGGTCGCAGAATTATTTCTGGAGTAGTTGTTCCTTTCAATCAAGTGGGTCACACATCTGCTGGGCCAGTTATATTTGAGCGCGGAAGTATCGAGATACCACAAGCATCTGCCGTGAAACTACTGGCACAACATTCGCAAACAGATCCCATCGGACGCGCTCAATCCTTCAATGAAACCGCCGATGCTATTCATGGCACATTCAAAGTTTCTGCATCTCAAAAGGGTACTGACTATCTCATTATGGCTTCGGAAGATTTGATATCAGGCCTTTCCGTCGGCGTTGATGTTATCGCTTCTAAGCCTGCTAAAGACGGAACCCTTTACGTCCAAAAAGCCGTTCTCCGAGAAGTATCTCTCGTCGAGAGTCCTGCCTTCGATCAAGCGAAGGTCTATCAAGTTTCCGCTTCTGAAAACGAAGCAGAATCCACCGATCCAACTACCACAACCGAAAGTGAGGCAATCGTGTCAGAGGAAACTCCAGCACCAGAGGCCGTAACACCAGAGGCTCCTGCTGCCGAAACAGTTGAGGCTTCACGTCCTACCATCAAAGCGTCAGTCCCTTACAGCTCACAGACTGTCCGCTCCCCTATTACGTCTATGGGTTCATATGCGTTGCACACAATCAAGGCGCAACGTGGAGATGAAGAATCTGCTCTTTATGTAAAGGCTGCAGCTGATTCAACATCGACTAACCCAGCATTTAATCCAAATCAGTATTTGTCACAATTCGTATCTAACACAAATTTCGGCCGCGCTGCAGTCGATGCTTGTACAAAGGCAGTTCTTCCAAGTGCTGGCTTTACCATCAACGTTCCATCACTTATTACACCTACACAGACTGCTCCAACAGTTGCAGCAGCAACAGAAGCAGCAACTATCAGCAATACCGGAATGACTTCTGCTTACCAGTCATACACCGTATCCAAGTACGCAGGACAACAGACAATCAGCCTTGAGCTCATTGACCGTTCAGATCCTGTCTTCATGGATCAACTCATGATTCAACTTGAGCGCGCATACCTCAAGGCAACTGATGCTGCAGTTATTCAAGCATTTGTTGACAACGGTACTGCTGCTACTGCGACTGCTAACACAGCTGCTGGACTTATCTCATTCCTTTCCACAGAATCAGCCGCTGCATATGCTGGTACTTCTTACTTCGCTAAGAACGTCGTCATCGGTTCCGGAACTTGGGCTGCTGCTATGGGATACCAAGATTCAACTGGTCGCCCTATTTTTAACACCACAATCCCGGGTTCAAGCGGTTACAACGCTGCTGGACAAATCGGCAACGCATCCATCCGTGGCAACTTGCTCGGCTTGGATACTTATGTTGATGTTTACGCAGCTTCAACAGCTGGCGCAGATAACTCAGCGTTCGTCATCGCACCAGAGGCAGTAACTGTCTTTGAATCACCAACAGCGATGTTCAGCGTCAATATCGTAAATTCAGGTCAGGTCAACCTTGCAATCTACGGTTACATGGCTGCTGCTGTTCTACAAGCTAAGGGTGTTCGTAAGTACAAGACTGCGTAATTCACGCAAACAGTAACCCTGCCGTAGTAGCGCCCTTCTACGGCAGGGGCTTTCATAGAGAGGATCTTCGGTGGCCGCCACTTATGTCACAGCAACAGAGCTAAAAACCAATCTTGGCATTGGCTCTCTTTATGCTGATTCCGTCGTCGAAGAAGTGTGCCAGACCGCCGAAGACCTCATCAATTCTTATCTATGGTTTGATTCATATCCCGTTGTCGGTGCTGGAATTTACAATAACACCGGTATTGCCATCATCTCCTGTCCCGTCACCTACGTCACCGGACAGACAGTTACATTAACAAGCTGCGGCAGCGCCTATAACGGCTCACGCACCATTACAGGAACCTACCCATATACATCAGGGTCCGCCACACTTCCTTACTTCATCAATTTTCCATATAACTATTTGGCTTTTCCAAAAGGCTATTCACTCATTCAATTTGCACTTACTCACGCAGACGATCCATATCATCAGATTGTCCCTTACGGCAAAGTGGCTGGCGTTGATACAAAAGACACAGCCTACGGAAGCACTCCAGCAGTCCGTGAAGCGGCCATGATGCTCGCCGTCGATATTTGGCAAGCACGTCAGCAATCATCAGCTGGCGGTATCTCACCAGACTTCCAACCTTCGCCCTATCGCATGGGTAATAGCCTTATGGGACGTGTACGCGGCCTCTTGGCTCCTTACACATCACCGAGAAGCATGGTCGGCTAATGACTGCCGCAATTACCGTCCTTCGCTCCACACTCGCTTCGGCCTTAACAAATGATGCCGTATGGCAGACCTTCGCGTACCCACCAGCTTCTCCATTGGCTAACTCAGTCATCATCTCACCGGACGATCCATACATCGACCCACAGAACAATCAATACAACACCATCTCGCCGCAGGTTAATTTCCGAATCACGATGATTGTGCCGCTCTTTGATAATCAGGGAAATCTTGGCGATATTGAAACTCTTATTGTCGGAGTCTTTAACAAACTCTCCGTATCTTCTCTCAACGTCAAAGTACAAAGTGTTTCTGCTCCGACAGTCAGCCCTAACGACACAGGTCAAATGTTGATGGCAGAAATGTCCGTTTCCATTCTAAGCAGCTGGAGTTAATTATGAGCGATTTCACCCAAGAAGAAAAAGATTTTCTGGTCAAAATCGGCCAGATAAAAGATACCGCCTCGGCGGCATCCACCACCACCCCTGAACCAACGAAAGCCGAGGACAAGTAAATGGCAATTTTCTATCAAAATAATGCCGGATTTAAGATTTCAACAGACGGCACAACATATATCGATCTTACAGATCACGTCACCAGCATCACCATCAATCGTCAATTTGACGAGCTTGACGTAACTGCGATGGGCGCATCAGGTCACGCGTTTATCGCCGGATTGGAATCTTCAACAATTTCTGTAGATTTCCTTAACGACGATTCACCTTCAACCGGTACTCCTGGAAGCGTAATGCAAACTCTCAATACTTTGGTTGGCACCAATGCAAAGTTTAAGATTTGTCAGACAACTACACCGGGTACACCAACAACAGCAACTATTGGACAAAGCAATCCTCTTTATAGCGGATTAGTTCTCGTCAACAAGCTCACACCAGTTGCAGGCAAAGTTGGCGACGTTGCTGTTCAGAGCCTTACTTTCACCGTCAGCGGTGCCATCACCGTTGCTACAACGGGTACTTGGTAACAACTAACAAAGGATAAAAGCATGGCTAAATTAAGGGTGACAAGGGCGAACGGCGATGTATCAGAGCACGCAATAACGCCAAGCATTGAATATGCGTTTGAGATTTATGCGAAGAAGGGTTTTGCCCGAGCCTTCGCTGACGATCAAAAGATGACGGATATTTTCTGGCTGGCGTGGAAGTGCATTAGCAAGGAAGAGGATGTACCACTATTCGGTGAGAAGTTTATTGATACTTTGGCCAAGGTCGAGGTATTGGATGACTCAAGCCCAAACTCATAGAGCGTGATTCCTTCGTCTATTTGATAGCCAAACTATCAGTCAGGCTAGGAATCGCGCCGAGAGAGTTATATGAGATGGATGCAGTAATGCTCAACTCCATCATTGACGTTATTCAAGCTGAAGGGAGAGAAATCGAAAATGCCCGTAGAAGTCAAAGGCCTCGATGAAACTCTTAAAGCTATGCGTCAATTTGAACCAGACCTTGCCATCAATTTGAACAAGCAGGTTAGAGCCGCTTTACAGCCTGTTCAAAAAGAAGCTCGAGCATTAGTACCCAGCACAATCTCAGGGCTATCTCGCTGGAATTTCTCACAGTCAGGTCGGAAAATAACGGCTAAGTCATCAGCCTTCGCGCAAGTAGGTCGATTTCCTAAATTCAACGCATCGGTTGTCAAGCGCAACATCAAAATAACTATTGGTAAGACCAAGCGCAATCGCAGCGGATTTATTAGCTTCTATCGCATATCCAATATCACCGCTGCTGGTGCAATTATGGAAACTGCTGGTCGCAAGAATCCCAGCGGTCAACCGTGGGATCCAAAGAACAAAAGTCATAGCTTCTCCCATTCACGCAATCCCGGCGCTGGTCAACACTTTATCGATGCTCTTGGCCGCGACATGGTTGGATCCGGTAAAAGCCGCGGTCGTATTCTGTACAAAGCGTGGAACGAGAATGAAGGCAAGGCGCTCACCACCACCATCAAAGCTGTGGAGATGACTGTTGCTCAATTCAAGCGACGTGCCGATGCTCAGACATTGAGGAAAATAGGATGAACTCCACTACTGCCATCAATGTTGACATTCTTTCCCAATGGAAGGGCAGTCAAAATCTTAAAAAGGCTGAGAGCGATTTCGCCACCCTTGGAAGCGCCGCTAAGAAATTAGGTGGTGTTTTAGGTATTACCTTTGCAGCTAGCGAAATTATCAATTTTGGGAAAGAATCTCTTAAGGCTTATGCGGCAAATCAAAAGGCTCTATTGCTTCTCGATAACACGCTCAAGAACTTAAGCCAAGGATTCGCTTCTATCGATGTTAATCACTTTATCGATTCCTTGTCTTTGGCATCCGGTAAAACTAAAGAAGAGCTTATCCCAGCGTTTCAGACTCTATTTATTGCCACAAAAGATGTGGGTACTGCTCAAAGCGAATTAAAAATTGCCATGGACGTTGCTGCTGGAACCGGCAAAGATTTGGCGAGCGTCACCAGCGCATTAGGTAAAGGTTATTTAGGCAACACCACAGCTTTGACACGACTCGGCGCAGGTTTATCTAAGGCCACACTTGCATCCAAAGACATGAAGCGCATTAACGCAGAGTTATCTGCAAGTTTTAGTGGGGACGCAACGACCGCAGCTAACTCATTCCAAGGTCAAATGGATCGCCTGAACGTCACTATGACTGAAGCTAAAGTTCTTATTGGTACTGACATGGTTCAAGCGTTTTCAGAATTGTCCGGTAATGGTGGCATTGGTGGCGGTCTAAAAGCCATTATGGATTTTGCAAATAACATTGGCAAGGCAATCATCGCTGTCAGCCGTTTAACTAAGGCTCTATATTTACTTCTCAGCTTACAATGGGGCAAATTAGCAGACTTCAATAATCAAGTACAAGCAATCGATAACGCTAAACAATTACAAGAGGAATACGTAAAGACGGCTGAATACCAACGTTTTGCTGGGGCAGCAGCTCTGAAAATAGCAGCAGCCAAAGCCATCTCAGACAAAAAAGCCATAATTGCTGCTAACGCTATTACTCAAGCTGCCAAAGATAAACTTAAAGCCGAGCGTGATTCTCTCAATCTTAAGCTCGCTGGCAACACCGTGGATATGCAAAACATCGAAATCCAAGCGGCTTTGCAAAAAGGACAGACCAAAGAAGTCGCAGACGTACTCTTGCTCCAACGCGCTATCTTGACCGGAAACGCTGACCAAGCCGAAGTCCTTGCCCAGAATGTACTTAAAGCCAATGGACTTGTTATGGACATTAAAGGCAACATATCTTCGTTGGGGTCGGCATCAGATCCTTTCGCTGATTGGCCCAAACTTGCACAATCGGCTCTTGATAAAATTAAACTGATGTTGGCTGGTTTAGTTATCAATCCAACAATTTCTACAACTGGGAATAACGCTTCTAAGGGTTTGGGAACTAGTGGAATCAATTCTTCTATATCTGCTGACGCGTTAAACGCGATTGCAAATGGTGGAGATGTTGGATTTGCCAATGCTGCCAATGCTGCCCAAGGCAACAATGTCCAAATTACTGTAACGACTTCTCCCGATTTGGTCGTGTCAGCTACTCAAACAGCATCATCCAACGGATCCTCAGTCACTCTGAGCCGACTCAATCCATTCGGACAGTACGGACTCGGCTTTTAACTCATGGGCTATCCATTCTCCGTCGCGGTGACGATGGACTTCTCATCTTCACCTATCTTTGGATACAGCTTCACTGTGGGCGACCCGTTGCACGGCATCCTTGGGGTCAACGTCCTTGCTGACGCAGCTTCCAACGTTGTGGATATTTCCAATCAAGTCACGCAAATTGCTATTAAGGGTGGCTATAACCTACTGACTGACCAATTTGAGGCATCGACCTGCAACCTGCGTATCTATGATCCGACAGGTATCTGGAATCCACAAAATTTATCATCGCCCTATGCAGGTCAACTTATTCCCAACCGCAAGATACGAGTATCGACCACCTATAACGGCGTAGGTCATTTCCTCTTTAGCGGATACGTTTCTTCTTACAATTATCAATATCCGAAAGAACAGAACGTCGGGTACGTGGACATTCTTGCCACCGATGCTTTCCGGTTATTCCAGCTGAGCGCTCTCACCACTATCGCATCAACCCCGAGCGGTCAGACCACAGGCGCACGTATTAACGCGGTATTGGACGCTATCTCATGGCCTGCATCCATGCGATCCATCGATACCGGAGATTCCGTATGCCAAGCAGACCCGGGCACATCTCGCACAGCTCTCGGAGTGCTCAAGGTCGTGGAAGCCACCGAGCAAGGTGCGTTCTATATCAACGGAGAAGGCAACGCCGTCTTCAAATCCCGTTCTAACGTGGAGAAGACCAACGGCGCTGCTCCGGTCACCATCTTTAATAATGATGGCTCAGCCATTGGGTATTTCAACCTCACCTTTGCCAACGATGACAAGCTTGTTATCAATCAATCGACAGTCACCAACGTCGGTGGTACGGCTCAATCGGCTAGCGATGCCACATCTATCGCCAAGTACTTTCCACACACCTACAACCTGCCCAACATGGTCGGACTGACCGATGCTGACGCTCTCAATATCGCTCGGCTCTATGTGGCAACGCGTAAGGACACATCCATCCGCATCGACAACATGACTTTGGATTTGACAACTCCCGACTATGCAGCTGGAGTCCTTGCCGGGCTGACGTTGGATTATTTCAACACCGTTCAAATTACATCCAATGTCCAAAGTGGCTCATCCATTACAAAAACTTTGCAAATCATGGGTAACGCTTACGACATAACCCCGACAAATTTCAAAGCGACTTTTACCACTTCTGCCCCTATTGATACAGCGTTCATTATAGGTTCATCGTTATATGGCGTTATTGGCATTAATGCCATGACTTACTAAGGAGAAATAAATGGCAACAGGATTTCCAGCTGCGACCGGAGATATTCTCTCTGCGTCCATGTATAACGGATTGGTTACCTATGCAATCAATCCACAGACCACAACCTCTTACACGCTAGTCCTTGGCGACTCGTATCAGATGCTGGTCACAGTTAATAACGCTTCAGCAAACGCTCTTAAAATCCCTACAAACGCGACTGCCGCGATTCCTATCGGATCAGTAATTACAGTTCTTAACATCGGAGCAGGAACATGCACGATTTCGGCCGTAACGTCGGGAACGACAACAGTCCTTTCTGCCGGTGCTACAGCTGCGTCACCAACATTGGCGCAATACAAATCGGCTGCACTTATCAAGACTGCAACTGATACTTGGTATGTAGTTGGGTCAATTTCCTAATGATTGGCAACGTTACGGCAGGTTCTTTAGGCGCGTCTATACAAAATGTATCGGCTGAATATCTAGTGATAGCAGGCGGAGCCGGTGGCGGCGGCGGTGCTGCCGCTGGTGGCGGTGGTGGTGCTGGCGGTTATTTAACAAATACTTTAAGTATTGCGCCAGGAACTACCTGTACTTTATCTATTGGCGCAGGTGGTTCAAGTATCGGTGGCGGTACTGGTTCCAATGGTACAAATTCATCACTATCCGGAAGTGGATTTTCGACGCTAACAAGTGTTGGCGGCGGTGGTGGTGGTGCATATGTTAACAATGATGGAATTGGAGCATCGGGCGGTTCAGGTGGTGGTGGTGATGCTTATACACGCACTGGCTCAGGTGGTTCTGGAACTTCTGGGCAAGGAAATTCAGGCGGCAACGGATTTGGCGGTTCAGGAATTGCTGGCGGCGGTGGTGGTGGAGCTGGTGCTGCTGGTTCGGCGGGTTTATCTAACGTCGGCGGTGCCGGTGGTTCAGGGTCAAGTTCCTCAATTACCGGATCAGCAGTAACAAGAGCCGGTGGCGGCGGTGGAGCATCGGGCGTCTTAGGTGGAACTGCAACTGGCGGCGGTGGTGCAGGTGGTTCTGGCGATCCTTCTACGGGTTCCAATGGAAGTGCTAATACTGGCGGTGGCGGCGGTGGAAGCCGTGGAGCTAACGGTAATGGTGGTTCGGGTGGTTCAGGAGTAATTATTCTGGCTTACCCACAGACATTTTCTGCTTTATCTTCAATTAGTGGTGGATTAACTTATTCAGTAAGTACATCTTCACGTTCTGGTTATAGAGTTTATACATTTACTGCAGGAACAGGCACGGTGACTTTCTAATGGCCCACTACGCGTTCTTAGATGTTGATTATATTGTCACAGAGGTCATTACAGGCATTGATGAAACTCAAACCATAGATGGACTCACTCCTGAAGAATGGTATGGGAACTTCCGTAATCAAACTTGTGTCAGGACTTCCTACAACGGCAAGATTCGTGGCAATTATGCAGGAATCGGATATTCGTATCTCGAGGATGTTGACCTATTTATGCCACCCAAGTGTCATGATGAAGCCGTACTTAATACCTCATCTGCCAAGTGGGATTGTTCTAACGGAGATCACGATGTCCCTAGCCCCTATTGATTTTGTCCTTGCCCAAGCTGTAGCTGCTATCGGCTACACCGAAGGCCTGAACAACGACAACAAATTTGCAGCAATAGCCAAGCATCCTAATCATCAGCCATGGTGCTCGACTTTTGTCGTCAGCTGCTTTATCGAAGGTCATGCTGAAAAGGCCATCAAGAACACGAGCTCGTGCATCGACATGCACAACTGGGGAAAAGCCCAGAAGGCTATTGTGGATATGAAAGATGCCAAGCGCGGCGACCTTATCCTGATGGATTTCACCGGATCTAAAATGCCTCAGCACATCGGCATAGCCAGCAAAGACTTTGACCCTGTTCATAAGTCCATCGAAACTATTGAAGGCAACACGGGCAACTCGTCACAAGCTAATGGTGATGGTGTCTATTGCAAGGTGCGCCCAGCGCAATTCATCTTTGCTGTGGTTCGTCCACAGTGGAGCAAGTAACCTCAACCCCAAGGGCACT